ATCACCTGACTTTTCAGCCATATTTAGAAAAGTAAAAAACGCATCGTCACTGCTTGCAGCTTCTTGCAATTGCGCTGACATTGCAGACCTTGCAGATGCATAACCGTAAATATCCATAAATTCTGCACCAGCTTGAACGTCTACTGGATTTTCCAAACGTAAATCCCCTATTTGCGTAACTGTTTTTCTAGCTGTCGGATCACCCACTAATCCCATAATAGTTTTACCAGCTAAATCATTGTAAGTTATTGGCACTGGCGGTGTCATTTCTGTTGACAATAAACCTCTACTATAATGGTCATCTATAATACTAGACCGTTGCGCTTTCATATTAGAAAAATTTGCGCCCTTACCTTCAAAATTTTGACCTGTAATTTCTCTAGATGATGGCTCGTTGCCCATATTTCTTCGCAAGTCAGAACCAATCATTTCATATGCGCCACCCAGACCACTGCCCATAACAGGAACTTCACCAGGTTGCGTAAATCTTTCTACTATATCGTCTGTTATTACCTTTTGCGCTGGTGAGCCACCTAACAGCCCTTCCATAACGCCCTGAACAGGTGTGAGATAGCCTCTAGCAGCCAATGCAGCAGGGGTAAGAGCAAATGCCATCTCCATACCCATATCTAACGCTGCACGTTTCCTAGCCTCTGCTGTTTGCTCTGGGTCAAACACAACGCCACTTGCCGCCATGCTATCTGACATACCTTGTATTGGATTTACTTGTGCTGCAAACTCTGCTGCTGGACGTAAGTTTGGCGGTGTTAAATACTCTAATAAACCACCGACTGCATCATCTAATGCTCTGCGCCTTTTCTGCCCAGCTTCCCTTGTAAAGAAATCAAAAATACTTTCAGCCATTAAAATATACTTTTTAGAAAATCAAACAAACCTCTTGCTGCACCTTCTCTACGCAATCTATTCATAGACATACCTTGCAAACCAGCATTACCTAATGACATTAAAGAAGTGCCATAATCACCTTCTTTTAACGCTATTTTTGCATCATTCATATCATTAGTAACATTGTTATAAGCTAATTGTGGATTAAACATCGCACCCATTTGACCAATTCCTACACCAGCGCGTGGGCCGTATTGCCCTATTGCTTCTGTAATTATTGGTCTGTCCGATAATCTTTTTGCGTTTTCTATGCTGTCTATCGCTCTACGGATTGTTTCATCGCTGTAAAAAAAACCTTCCTGGTCACTTTCATTACTTTTAAATGCGTTTTCAACATCGCCTGTTAACTCTGCATAATGGTTTCTTAGCTCAAAAGTATCCATTACCACTTAACCCTGTTTGCCCAATATGCTGCTGACATTTTGCCTTTAGCTATATTACTGGCGTGTCTTTTTTTAAAGCTTCTTGATCTTGCTGTATTACCTTTGTCACCTGATACACCCTGTTGACCAAATCGTATTGTTTTCACCTTGTCACCTTCTTTTGCCACAACAACGTGTGATTTGGTTTTATGCTTGGGAGTACGTTTTGGTTTATTGAAACCCTCTACACCAGCACGTTTTAATCTAGGGTCTTTTTCTTTTGCCATTTAACTATCAGGGAAACATCATGTCATAAAAATCGTCATAAGTTGTCATGCCAGGAATTAAATTATTATCAAGTGCAGCCCTATATGTGTTGTGAAACTCAAGGTTAAAAGGTCTACTTAAACCTGAAGAACCTGTTCTTTCACCTAATATTTTTGCTGAATTTCCGTAACCTTCTGTTTGTGTAATCGGTGTTCTTTTAGTTAAAAGATTACCAATTTCACTTAACAATCCACCACCCTTAAAAACACCACCACTAGCATCTGGGCCACCGCGATCAAACATATCTTTCATGTTTTTATATTGACCAAAATCAATATCCATACCACCTAATAATCCACCACGTTTTGGAAAATTAGATTTTTCCATACGCTCCATGTAGCGATTAGCAGCCATGTCACCACGACTTTTTCCTATCGTTTTAGCGGTGCGTTTGTAATAATCTTTGTCACGATCTTTTAGGCCAAAACCCATTTGCAAATCATTAGCAATGTCAGTAAGCAAGCCCATTACTTCTTCTTGCCGCCTTTTTTCTTACCACCTTTATGTCCATAACCTGGCATTATTTTTTCCCCTTTTTCTTTGTTGTTTTCTTTTTTGGTTTTTTAGCTGTCTTTTCAGCCTGTTTAAAAGCTTTATCAGTAGGCGCACCTTTAGCACCTTTCTTACGCATTTTCTCGCCACTACCAGCTTTAATACGCGCTCTTTTATCTGCTATATTGGAGTAAAGTCCACGTTTTGCCATGTTGTCACCTCACTGTTTGCAGTGACCATAGCACACTAAACTATGCCACGCAAATTTCTTCTTATGGGTTCACCCCATTCTTGCGTTTCTTTGCGCCCTACAGACATATATCTAAAGCTATCGGCTGCATGTGATGTCCAATCATGCAATGGTCTACCACGCCATGATTTGTTTTTTTCATCAAATTCTCTACGATATTGTCGTAATGCTTCTACACCACGCCCACACTTTTCTTCATCAAACCAACAGCGATTAAGCATAGAACGTGCTGATTGTATTCCATCATCTATAGATAGTTTAGGAGCTATAGATATGTTATTAACACCAAGAGCATCTAATGTTTCTAATCTGCTTTTGCCAGTACCAAGCTCTTTTACTTTTACATCATGCGGTAATATATGCTCTTTGTAATGATAACCCTTTTCGTTTAGCACCTTTGCATAGTGGTCTAAACCAACACCTGACATTTCATAAAAGTCTATTATTCTTATTTCTTGCCCTACAAATTGAGCAAACCATAAAGATGTACTATCACCAATTCCTAAATCCCAGGAGACTGTTACACCAACACTAGGATCATATGGAACTCTTGTAATACGTTTATCCTGGGTAGCTGTTTTCATTTCCATTGCGTAATATGCGCCCTGAATAGCAGCTTCAAAACTACATTCAAACTCTTGCTCGTAGCGATCTTCGCCCATTGCTGCTTTAGCTTCTTTTAATTCAGCCTTGTCTAATATGTCTGTGTCAGAAGCTCTAAACATTTTACACCACCAATCTTTGTGGCTCTTGGCGTACTCGTACATCTCCCAAAATTCATTTTTGCCTTTAGGCGTACCAATAATGGTTATCTTGCCTTTACGGTCTACTGTAGCTGGCCTAATAACTGTAGGATAGGCTGATGCAGGGAAGTCAGCAAATTCATCAATACATACATGGTCAAAAAATAATCCACGAATAGCATTATAATTATCTCCACCAAATAATCTAAATCTAGCTCCATTAGGAAAATCTATCCTAAGTTCACTATGGTTTACCTTTATGTGCGGTATATCTCTTGTGTATTCTAACGCATAATCCCAAGCTACTGCTTTTGCTTGTGAGAGATATGGCGCAATATAAGCCACCCTAACATTAGGTAAATTTATCTCAAAACATGATTTGATCAGATCATTAACAGCCGCTACAGTTTTACCAAAACGTCTATGAGCTACCAGGACAGCAAATCGTTCTTTTCTGTTGTGGAACTCTACAGCCTGTTTCCTGGGCTTGTAGTTTATCTCTATTGTTTCCATTTGATGACAAACTCATGCTCACCCTGGCTACCACTACCAGTAACTTGCATAGGAAGAACCTTACCCATTAGTGTCATAAAGCTATGAGGGTTTTCTAATGCCTGATGTTCTAGGTAATGCACCATACCTTCTTTTTTAGCTTGCTCTACAAACCTTTGGTCAGCTTTACTAGGATCAGAATATCTTTCATCTACTATAGATTGACCAGCACGTTCTGCTGCTTCAAGTATTGCGTCTTTTAACAATTTAGGTACTTTATTGCCTGTACCTTTTTTTCTACCTGAACCTTCTATTTTAGATTTATGTTCTTCTTTTGTGCTCATTTAGTCCGTCCATGCTTGGGTGCGTCTATATATGGTATTATATTCTAAATTTGCAAAAAGAAAAGCCCCTACGGAGCAGATCACATAGGGGCAGTTGAGGCAACCTCACATTGGGAGGATTATGAAGCAGTATCGCCCCAATGTAGAGTAACACAAAAATGTGTTGTTTGCTATTATCATATTCTGTCTATTTTTTCTACAGCTAAGTATTCTTTATATGGCTGTAGATCATGCTCAGTTATTAAACCATCATTTATTAATTCTTCACCTAGCTTACCGTTAATATAAAACTCACTTACTGGCTCACCACGTTTAATTCTGTTGGCGTTAATTACCTTTGGATCAGGATACCAGGTTGCAGAGACACCAGAAGCCTCACTATCACTTGCAATGCTAACTTTAATTGCTGTGGCAATATCTGATGCTTTAGGCCATGACCTAGACATATGTGCAGCTTTTATTTTTAATTCAGCGCGTTCAAATGCTCCAGATATAACCTCTTGGTTACACTCATTAGGAAACAATTGATTTAATGCTTTAGAAATTATCTCTATTTCTTTTGCTTTTACGTCTTCATCGTGGCGTAAGTGCATAGGAATAGAATAGCTACTTAATAAGTTTTCTAATTCTTTTTTAATTAAATTTATACGATAACCATAATTCATTAGTTTATACCTTTTTTAACTTCTAATATTCTTTCC